CTTGTGATGATGAGATTTTGGTTAAGGAACTTACACCTAAAAAACCAAGAGAACTCACAGAAGAGGAAGAAGAAGAATTGGTGAAGACTTTAAAATTCTCCAACTCAAGATTATTTGACGCATTCAATGTGGCAAAATCAATATGGAACTTGGCTTACGATAACATTGACCTTTATATTAAAAAGAATCGAAAATCAATTGCCACAGGTCATGGATATGTTTTTTATTATAATAAGGTAGATTCCAAACTATTCGTGTGGGAGTATGAAATTAAAAAATCAAAAGGGGATAATCATAATCATAAAACTTATGTGAACTCAATATATGATGGTTCTTCAGAGGACTTAACAGTCCCGGAAATAGTTGAAACCTTTTCAACTTGGAATCAAACCGAATATTTTAGAGACCTTCCAATCTTTGAAATTCAATCTTCACAAAATTTTCCAATGGAACAAACCTTAGTTCCAATTATGAAACGAAAAATTATGACATATATTTTTCAAATTGTTAATTCAGAAAAATTAAATAACTTTGACTTTGAATTATAATTTGTTTATAATTCTTATGTGGGATTTAACAAAAGATACATAACAAAACAATCATCTTTAACGGCTCTCAACGATAATAGATTAAACCTCTATTATGGTCGAGCCGATGTGATGATATTTGAGGATGACCTTAGTGAAATCATCTACGACCTATACTTGTCCGGGAAGACCGAACAGGAAATACTAAACATTATTAATTTAAACACGGAGGAATAAACCTATGAAGTGCATTAAAACAATCAAGAAAACCAACTCAAGAGAGATTGGAGAAGTTATCAGAACTGAAGAAAAAGACGCTGATAACAAAGTAAACACGGGTGTTTGGGCTTACTGTCCAAAAAGTGAGTGGAAAGCTCTTACAAGAAGAGTTAAACCTGTTTCTAAAAAAGAAACTGTAGAAGGTTCTGAAAATAAACCTGTTACCAAGAGAGGTAAGAATAGTATTCAGTAATCATCATGAGTGGAGAAATGGTAAACAACCCACTTCATTATGGTGGTGCGGACAATCCTTATGAGGCAATCAAAGTTATTGAGGCATGGGAGTTAGACTTTCACTTAGGGAATACTGTTAAGTATATTTCAAGAGCAGGGAAAAAAGAAACTGATAAAGAACTCCAAGACTTAAAGAAAGCGTTATGGTATCTTCAAAGACGAATAGATAATTTAACAAAATGATATATTATTTAATCGGGCAACCTCATGCTGGTAAGACCACATTGTCCAAATTATTGAAACAACATTTATATCCTCAAAATATTATTCAAATAGATGGAGACGATATTAGGGATATCTTTCAAAACAAAGATTACTCTGAAGACGGAAGACGAAAAAATATTCAAAGAGCTCAAGACATTGCAAAATTTCTAAACTCTAAAGGTATTGATGTTATTATATCCTTGGTATCTCCTTATCGAGATTTAAGAAATGAGTTAAAGGAAAGTTCAAAGGTGATTGAGGTTTATATTCACACTGATGATATTCGTGGAAGGGAAAGTTTTCATGTTGAGAACTATGAAAAACCAACTGAAAACTATATTGATATTGATACTACTAATGTTTCAGAATTCACATCACTTGGAGAATTGATTACTAAAATTAACGAATATGGAAATAAATAGAGAGGAACCGGAAATACAATTTTACCTTGCATATTATATGGAAAATGGTGAAGTTGATGAAAATGGGGTGATGGATATTAAAATGAAAACCGCTGTTGTACCAATAAGATTGAAAGAAAAATTCTTAGAAACATTTAAAGACAATCCTACACCAAGTAAAAAAGAAATCTTTAAATTTTTGGATAGTCATGAGTAATTGGGAAAGAAAGACACACGTACAAGCAGCATTTGCGTCATCATCGTCAAATAAGAAGTATTCTATGTTTGTTGGAAGATGGCAACCATGGCACCATGGACACAGAGCTTTGATTGACCAACAACTTGAACGAGGTAAGAACATATTACTTTGTGTAAGAGATGTTGAGATTGATGATAAGAATCCATTTTCAACTGAATGGGTTGTTGAGAACTTAAACAATGAGTTGAAAGATTTAATTGACGAAGGTCGATTGGTAATTCAAGTTATTCCGGACATTGATAGTATTAATATTGGTCGAGGTGTTGGGTATGATGTCATAGAACATTTACCACCTGATGAGATTAAGAATATTTCTGCAACCAAGATTAGAGAACAAATGAAAAAGGATGGTAAGTTATGATAGATATAAAAGTAAGATACAATACAAAATGTGATGATAATCATATGTTTTGGAGAATATTAGTTGATGGGTTTGAATATCTTGCGTCAAATGTTATTTTTGAAATTCCTACTCACACTACTAGAGATATTGTTTACGACCCATCAATAAAGGCAAAAGTAGATAAACATCATTTAAGTTGTGAGGCAAATGAAGTGGTATGGAAAGGTGATGTTGCAATTATTAAGTAAATGAAAGTTACAGTAGATATTGAAGAATACGCGGAAGGTGCGATATTATTAGACGGATTGGAATCCGCAATAGTTGGGATTGTTGAAGAATTTGGTAATGGAAATAGGATTTTATATTCCAAACAAAAAATACTAAACATTCTCCAAGAAAGAGATTTGATGACGATGGGTGAAGCTGAAGAGTTTTACGACTACAACATACTTGGTTTGTATGCTGATGAACAAAACGCGGTGTTCTTGGATTTAGAGATTACACCAATAAAAAAAGAAAATGGTTGGGAATACCGATTAAAAGATTAGTATGGCAAATACAATGACAACTTATGTTAAGGTATGTAATCTTAACGAAGAAACGTTTGGTAAAGTTAAAGAATTGTTTGAAACTGAAGGTGAGAATAGTTCAGAGGTTAAAGTGGTTGAGCACTTTAATAAATTATTTGGGACCGAATTTAATACTACCGACAATTATATGGGTAGAGAATGGATGGATGAAAACATCGGTTCAAAATGGATTCGAATTGAATTTGGGGATGTTGAATACACACCTGAAGTTGACTTAATTATTGAAACTGCTTGGAATGTTCCAACTGAATATATTCAAAAAGTGGTTGAGGTTTTAAATGAGGTTGATAAAGACATTGTTGCTTATGGTACATATGAAGATGAAGGTTATTCTCCGGTAGGTGCTTTTGTTTATGGGTATGATTATGATGACATTGAGGATTATGATGAAGTCGATTCAGAACGTATGTGGGAAGATGATGATTATAATGAAGAGATTTATAGTGAATTGTATTCATTAAGAGATGGGTTATATGAGTCATATCTTGAAGTAAAAAAAGAAAGAGAAGAAGATGATAGAAACGGGTAAAATAATTAATGGGGATTGTGTTGATGTAATGAAGACTTTACCTGAAGGTAGTATTGATTTAATTGTTACCTCTCCTCCATATAATGCCAACATTAAGTATGATGAATATGATGATGGATTATCAATGGAAGAGTATTGGGATTTTACCATTAATTGGTTGAGTGAAGCTTTCCGAGTATTGAAAGATGACGGTAGGGTTGCGATAAATGTACCGATTGAAATGAATGTTCAAGAGAGGGGAGGAAGAATATTATTCAATGCTGAGTTTTGGATGAAGATGAAAGAAGTTGGGTTTCAATTCTTTGGGATGGTTGACCTTACAGAAGATTCTCCACATAGAGTTAGACAAACGGCTTGGGGTTCTTGGATGAGTGCTAGTAGTCCTTACATCTATAATCCGAAAGAATGTGTGATACTTGCATATAAGAAATCAAAAAAGAAATTGAATAAGGGAGAATCAGAATGGGAAGGTAGTCATACTAAAATAACATTGGAAGATGGAACTTTAAAAAATAAAGTCATTTATGATGATGATGATAAGAAAGAGTTTATGAATTTAGTTTTCGGTAGATGGGAATATTTTGCAGATACCAAATCATTAACTAAAGCAACCTTCTCAATGGACATCCCATCAAAGGCAATTAAAATTTTAAGTTATAAAAATGATATTGTTCTTGACCCTTTCATGGGTAGTGGAACTACTGCGGTTAGTGCTGAATTATTAGGTCGTAGATGGTTGGGTATAGAATATAGTTCAAACTATGTTGAAATAGCGACGAATAGGATTAAACATTTTATTGAGGAGAGAAATCAAACTGAGTTAGAATTAGAATAGAAAAGGGTCGTGAGACCCTTTTTTTTGTTTGTAATGATATTTATAAATAAAACAAAAAAATGAAGGATATCATTATAACAGAATCACAACTGAAATTCATTCAAGAAAGACACATTGGTGACGACCAATTATTAAATGAAGAGTGGTGGAACACTCTTGGGGATGTTGTGGGTATTTTTGACCCAACAGGTGTTGTGGATTTAATTAATGGATTGGATTATGTCCGTCAAGGGGAATACTTTTTTGGATTTTTATCGATGATTTCGATAATACCTTATGTTGGTGATGCGGTTGCAAAACCAATAATGGGTGTCTCTAAAGGGAGTAAAACCATGAGAGGGGTGAATAGTGCGATGAGAGTTGTTAAAAAAGGTGGTAGTACTGCAGATGCAAGTAAAATATTGGCGGATGCTGGTAAAGCCTCACCTATGTTTGCCAAATTATTAGATACCTCAATAAGTTGGGGTGGTAAATTAAAACAAATTATTGATAAAATACCTGGGGGTAAATTAACCGGAGGTTTAAGAAAATTATTAATGGATTGGATTGATTTATTTGTTGGGGTTGCAAAACAAAGAAAAAATGTTGGGGCAGTAACGGCTAATTTAGCAAAAAGAGTTAAATCCGCAGACCCTGCAACTGCAACGGCTCTTATGAAAACATTTCAAACCCAATTAGGTAAAAGTAGTCGAACATTAAGGGATTATAAAATGACTGACCCTGGATTTATGGCGAAGTATGTTTGGCCAGGTGCGTCTCTTAGAAATAGAGAACTAACGGGATTAATGAGAAAAACTAAATTCTACGCTGGGTTACTTGACTATTTAGGAGTTGCAAACTTTGTTGGACCTGAAGAGTTATCTAAAAAGATGGGGGAAGAAAATGTTAAAGAGAAAATGATTGAATATTCAAAAACAGCTGAGGGTCAACAATATTGGAAAGAAGATATGGGAAGTGTGTCACCTGAAACTTATAAACCCGTACAATCGTCACCATCTACACCAACATCTACTTCTAGTTCAAGTAATGATATTGAAGATGACCCATTTAATAAAATGTTAAAAAATATGTTAATGGGTTCTTTAAACCCAATACCGGGAATGTAATATAAAAATAATAATAAAAAATATGACAAAGATTATAAGATTAACTGAATCTGATTTAAATAAAATCGTTAAAAGAGTTATTGAGGAACAGATGAACCAACAAAAGGCGGTTGATGTTCAGATGGGAAAAATTAAACCTGAAATGGGTGGTAAATATTGTTTTGGTGACCCAAAACGACTTCAATCTGCTTATGGTTACAATGTTAAATTACATAAGGTTAAAACAGGTGATACATTAAGTGGTATCGCTTCAAAACACCCTGGTGTAACAAGTGTTGACGACCTTATTAGAATTAATAAAGGTTGTGCATTAACTAAAGGTTTGAAAAGTGGTGATGTACTTGCCATTGTGATTATGCCTGAAATGTAATATGAAAAAACTAATAAAAGAAAGTGGTATCAGGGACATAAAAAAATTAGCCCAACGATACCCTAAAGCCGAAATATATTTTCACCAAGATTTGGATGGGGTTACCACGGCAATCGCAATGAAGAAATACCTTGAAGATAATGGTATTAATGTTGTGGATGCTCACGTTATTCAATATGGGGACAAAGAGTTCTCTGTAAAGAAGAATGATGCTCAAGGTGACACTATGCCGGTCTTAGTTGATTTTGCTCACGGAAAACCAATGTTTGTTATCCATACAGACCATCACGACAGACAAGCAGGGGCGGAAGAAACCAAATCAACTTCTTTTAGACAATCTCGTTCAAATGTTGAAACAATTTCTCAAGTAGTTTCACCGAAAGAATTGTTTCCTTCTTCTGATATCTTACTAATATCAACCGTGGACTCAGCGGACTTTGCAAAACACGACATCTCACCTGATGAAGTTGTGAATTATTTGTTTAGATTTGATAAAGAGAAACCATTACAGAGAAACAAAATGTTATTGGGGTTTGTTGTTAACAAACTCATATTGGCGTTCAAGAACAAACCGGGATTTTTAGAAGGTTTAGTTATGAATTCGGAGCCATCATTAATGTCCATCCTTACAAATATTAAGGAATGGATGACAAAAACAAATGCCGTTAAACCGGAACTATTACAAAAAAATGCAGAAGACTATAAAACATCGATGCAAGGATTTCCAAATGTCAGTGACAACATTATCTTCCAATATGGTGGGGGTAGCATGTTTAAGCCTGGGTCTTATGATAGATACACCCCATTTAGAAATAATCCTGAGGCAGACTTTCTTATCATGGCGTGGCCATTGGGACTTGTTCAGGCATCTTGTAATCCATTCAAGAAAGAACGAGAACTTAAAGGGGTTAACTTGGGTGAGATTGCCCAAGAAGTTTTATCGAAATGGGAGGACCAATTAAAAACTAGGGATATACCTTTGTCAACTATCAAATGGGTTAGTGAGACAGGTGTAGGTCCTGAAAGTGTTGGATTCACATTCAAAGATTTCAAGGCATTATATGGTGATAAGTTTAAGTCAGTTGAAAATGGTGACAAGGCATTGAAACATATCCAACAAATGATGGAAGTTCCATTTTCAGAATTGAGTGAAGAACATCGAGCAATGTTGGATAAGATTACAATCAATGCTTGGGAATTAATTCAAGCTAATTCAGGAGGTCACAAATGTATTACAAACATTTCAGGGTTAAATTATCTTGGAAGAAGTACTCGACCACCAAAAGGAAGTCACAGATATAATGAGTCTGATGATTCACCGACAGTTAAGTTTACAAAAATGATTGCAGGTCAATTACAAAAAGTATTAAAAGAGAAGATACAACAATCGAAGGGAGATAATTAGAATGAATATTCTATAACATCACCCGCTTCGATGTTTAACATTTCGCAAGTACCACCTTCAAGTTCGAGTACGATATTACCGTTACCACAATAACTTGAACATTCTTCACCTTCACACGGAGGACAGTTGTGGTGGATATTTACGATAACATTATTACGGATGATAATTATATCTAATGGTATAATACAATTCTTCATCCAAAAACATTGTTTGTTACCTCCCATTAGGAATAACAAACCTTCGAAAGATTTGTCAAACGTTTTTCCCATCATGCCAATGGATTGGGACCTCTCATCAATAAGAGTTTTGACTTTGAAAATATTTTGATTAATTTTAACATTCATAATAATAAATATATGGGAATTACAAGGTATGTCGGTGTTTTAGTAAAATGTAGTAATAAAGTTTTACTATGTAAGAGAAATGCTAAAGGATTATATCCCGGAATGTGGTCATTACCTGGTGGTCATCTTGAAGAAGGTGAGACAACTCAAGAATGTGGTAAACGAGAATTCTTCGAAGAAACCGATATTGATATTGATAACGAGGACTTAACATTTGTTGGAATGGTTCCGAGAACTAGTAGAAACGGACAAGAAATGAGAGGTATTATGTATGTTTATTTATTGGAGACAGATACCGAACTTGAACCTGATTTTGAAAACGCCATGGATGGGGATGAACATACAGATTGGAATTACTTCACACTTAATGAAGTAGAACCGGATAAGACCGGAACACAATTACACAAACTCATTACACACGTAATGGAAAAATAATTTAAATTTTATTTGGTAGAACCAAAATTAGTTGTATCTTTGTACTCACAAAACGGATAAGATATGACTAAAGAGAAATTATACAGAAGCGTTAACGGAGAATACCTTTATCTATTTAATTGGATTGGCGGGGGATTTAATGATGTTTGGGCTCCGAGTAAGAGAGAGGCGTATGCTCGTGTTATGAGAGAACAGAAACAACATGAGAAGAAATATCCAACACACGTTAAGTTGAGACCTGATTATAAATCAATGAGAAAATGTACTTATTCTCAGTATCAAGCACAAAACCGAATGGGTTGGATGATGAGTATGTAAAAACTACTTGAGTAAGTGGGAGTGGTCAATCAACAACCCAAAGAAGTTTCAGGTAAAACTATATTTAAAAGAGGACGGCCGAGCCTATAATAGAGTAAGTAGGAAGTTAGTGTTTTTTAGGAAGATTGAGTCAGTTTTTAACATTAACGAAACATAGTCAGGTGGCGAAATGGTAGACGCAATAGTGAAGATGTTTAATTACACAAACTATTTATGCTGAATAGGCTCTATGATAAATACAGGTTCGATTCCTGTCCTGACTACAAATTAGAAAAAAAAAATAACAAAGGTATTGACTTTTGGTGATGTTAGGAGATATTTATTGTCTCACGGTTCGAGAGAACCAAAACACCCCAACAAAAGTTTCATAAAAAATTTGATAGTATCAAAACTATTACTTACCTTTGTGAAACATATATCCCACAGATGTATGTTCGAGAGAATTTATGTGTGTGGGTTTTTTTTTGAAAAAAAAGTGTTAAAGTTTTTGACAAATCAAAATAAATGTTTTACCTTTGTCGAAGAAATAAAGTTCATAAAAATATTGAAAGATTGGTGTGGGTGTCGTGTCGAGGTTTCAAATCCCTCCGGATTTATCCGTAGCTCAGGTGGTAGAGCATACACCCACATTTTTTTTATATGGTATTATAGCTCAGTGAGAGATTTATCTCTCTTGGTAGAGCAGGAGTAACGAAAGACTCTGTGCCGGTGGTTCGAACCCATCTAATACCACAAAAATATAAACCATAATTTGGTGGGGGATGGAACTATGATTTTATTCGTAGTGAAGTATCGTCGGGTGAGAGACCCGGATGGAAAGAAGGTTAAAAATTAATCCCATACACGCCCACAGATTCCTTCTCAAGGGTTTATAGATTTATTCTGTGATAAGATAGCAGATAGACCTATTACAGCAGAACCCCATTGGGAATCAGAAATGATGAGCAACATGGAGCCCCTATTAGAATACAAGTTGAGGAGGTACTCAAAGATAACCGTGAGGTTAACAAGTAATAAACGATGGTTTGGGTAGAACAGATGTTAAAGGCGAGTTTTAGGTAGTACAGAATGGGTGACCTACGAATTTGTAAATCTTAAGGTCTTATCACAGATTAAAAAAAAAGTTTTATATGGTTCTTGACAAATAGAAATTATGTGTTATACTTATAAAACAAATTAGGGAAACCTAATACGTTCTTAGAAATTTTAGATTATCCATCAGGATGTTGATGATGAGACCCTCGGGTTGATTCTGAGATAACTGAAAAACGATAATGGGTGGTATATCATCCTTAAATAAACCGGGAAACCGGGATAAAGTGACTCTGTTGTGTTAACAGAATTGCGGTCTCAGAAATGGGACTCGAGTATACAAGTCGGATATCACCTGACCTTCAGTATTGAGGGCAACGCTTTAGAGAAAGTGGTTGGGTGACCGGGCGATGTGGGTCGTCAGGTTGAGATGGGAACATCAAAAAGAATAACCGATAGGAATCAAACAAGAAATTAGGTCATCCAACTTAGTAATTGTGGGTTCCATTATCAGAGAGGACTTAAAACCGAAAGGTATGATAGAGAACGAGTGGTGTCGCTACTATCCTTACAAAACATCTACCAAGATGTTAGTTTGAAGTAATCTTAAAATATGAGGGTGGGGACACTCTACCGAGTAGATTAGTATTTTGTTGTTCAAAAGATAACGAAGCTTACGACAGACCTCTACTTGGACACATCCACAACACAATTAACTTATTGGATATTTTAAGTCAAAACTAAAAAGATACATAAGCAAAAGTGTCTGTCAGGTATCATCGACAAGTTGCCTACATAGTAACGAGCTGTTCGTTGCACAGGATGACCGCAAGTCTGAATGTATTCTCGCCAAAAACCTCTACGGAGTCGAATCCGGAGTCAGTTCGCAAGATTG